GTAATCAATCCATTAGGTGAATAATATAAATATTTGCCGTCATTTTCTTCTTGTGTTTTTAATGTATGATGTGGCACGCATAAACTTTGAAACAAATTATTCTTAAACTTATCAGCATTTTGCCTGTGCGGAAATATATGATCAATCGCAACCGCTTCAACAACTCTGCCTTCTAAAAGACAAGCCTGGCATAAAGGCGCTTTACTTAATTGAGCTATTCTTTGTTTTTTCCAATAAGCCGTAGAATAAAGCTTACTGTTATCTTTATCTTTTTGAGTTTTTTCGCCACCATGAATGCTACAAAAGGCAGAGCGACTTGTTTTAAGATTATTGCAACCTAATTCGCGACATTTATCACTAACAGGCGTATAAGGCATAATCTAATTTTATCATATTTGACCTTCTAAAACTGCTAAAGTTTGTCGTAAAAGCTCTGATTCTGATCCATACTTTGCTTCAAAAGTTTTTTGACCTGCATGGAGCGCCACACCAAACCCACCATTTTGATGATGCAAAGGACATAGAGGGATAGCCATACTCCAATGGCTACGCATAGCCAATCCAACCCCATGCCGTATGTGATGAATATGTGGAGCTGAATAACCAAACCCAAGATTGCGACAAACAATGCAACCAATTTGAGATAACTTTTCATAGTGTCTTTTCTCATCTTTATTCAATCGACCATCCTAAATCTGAAAAATAGACCTCAATGCTCTGAATATAACTTGTAAATTCCTCGATTGTAAGATCAGTCGTTGAGCGAACATAAGGCACTTGAACTCCATTAATAGTTTTCTGTTCAGATAAGAAAAGATGCCCGCATAGAAGATGCACTTCCATAGGTAAGTAGCCTGTAAATTGACCAATGCTTTTATATAACTTGCCCCACAAAAATTTATTTGCTTCAAGCGACCTCTTATCACCACTAACCTTTTCTTTGATCGTAACTTGTGGCGTTTTGCCTTCTTTGATAAGACCTTCCAAATAAATCTGTAGTTGATTGATATTGTGTAGCGTGACTATCCATTCTCTCTGCTTCATCTTTTAATTCCTGTGCGTTATCGTGTATTTTAATCATTTTGTTTCCATCCCATAATACAAATCTATTTGCGCCATCCGCAAGTGTGTATCGGGAAATATAAAAATTATTGCGCTCAATGCAATATTTACTGACCTTGCTCCATTTATTTTGCATGTATAGCTTCCTTTGCGAATTCAAGTGAGATTGCTGGATAATTTTTTGGGTTAGCAATAATGCGATGCGCCCAAGCCCTCATATCTTTTAGCTTTTTATCTTCAATCTTATTGTCTTTAACAAATCTATTTACATTTGCCGCATATACCGCATTAACTTCTTTAGATAGTTTCGGTGCTTCTAGCCTGGCAAACTCAATTGGCTTTTCCCTGCATAATTGCAAAATGTCAAAAATACTGGGAAAGAATTTACTGTTATCAATATGCTTATCGAAAGCTTTAGTAACAATACTAAATTCAAACTTCTCAAGTTTATAAAACCAAACTCTTAAAGTATTCTGATCCAATGGTTGTTTTTGATAGATTGATGCAAGCGTATCCATCATAGATTTAAAACTTATCTTATCTTCTAGCGTCATTAATAATCCTTTTATTTAGCCATCATATACAAGCCAACATTTCCAAGCGCATAGCCAAAATAACAAACACTCATTCCATTATTACCAAGATAAAACTGTTCAATGCTGATATATGAATAGATAAGCCCTGTGATAATAATTAGTATATGGCTCAAAATAATGGCTCGTCTGTTATTAGATCAAATACATTTTCTTTTGGCGGAGCTGGTAATTTTTCAATTCTATGATTACCTCTGTGCAATATATAGCATTCGGCTTCATGCTTTGTTCTAAATCTGCGAATTGGCTCGCCTAAATCATCAAAGACTTGATAGCGAAATAAGACTTCCATAAAATTACTCATCGGATAAATGTTAATTGTAACACTAATGATATTCCAAGTAATAAACCAAAAAATCCACCAATAATTAATATTTTAATTGCAAAATCTAAAATTCTAGTTATTAAATTCTTCCCACAAGTAAAATAGGATGAGTGAAACAACCAAGAATATAATCGCCCACAAAACAAAGCCAACAATTTTAAAGGCCAACCACAAATTTGCTAGAATCATATTTTTTCTCAACTCCATCAATTTTTTTAGAATTTATAACCCCTAGCTCTGATATAACTAAATTATGCTTTTTGCCTTTAATATCTGACATCCATTGTAAACTGTCAGGCGGAAAAAATGAAATCATCTTCCAAACAAGTTGGCCGTCTTTTGAAAATTCTTCTATCAACCAGGCTTTAGTGTCCATTGTTATTCTCTTGATTAATTAATCTTACTTCTTTAAGTTTTCTACTATTGCCATCAAATACAAACTCAACATTGCATCGACTAGAGCGTCTTTTATTTGTAGCCGCTAATAATCCTACTTTGTCATACATTCTTAAAAATACAGAATAAGGTGCAATGATGTCAGGAATTGGTGGCGGTTTAGTTTTTGCTATTTCTTGAACATTGAGTTCGCCATTTAACTGACGAACCCAAGTTTCTAAATTACCCATTGTCGTATCTTGTGTCATGTCTTTTCCTTAATAAAAAATATGATTTGCTATAGCTATCTTAACTTCTTTTTGTCTTGCCCAAAAAGGTTTTGCCATTTGTTTCGTATGAAACCATTTTGCACCCCTTGTTGGATCATCTATCCTATTTTCTAAAATCGCTTTTGCAAGCGGTTCTAAATAAGCTATTTGTGTTTTACTTGGCATCCCGTAATCAAGAAACTGATATTGAGCTGGTTGCTTCATTACTTCACAAATAGTTTTCGGATAATTTGGATCGGCTTTGCGGTTAATTGCAGTATAAGCAACTGCAACTTTTCCCATATCAGGTTCACCCCTTGCTTCACCAAACATAATTGCTGATAGACATAAGATTTCATTTATCATCTTTCTTCCTAAAATGTTACTGATACAGGCGGCTCATCCAAGAAACGATGTTGCGTTAAATATGTGCTTCCATGAGGGATAAACTGCCCAGCCTTCTCAAACCATTGCTTGCTTTCTTTTTGCCAAGCTAAAGTTTTAAGAACATCTTGTAAGTTAGGTCTTATCTTATACCAAGATTTTCTTGCGGCTTCTTTACCGACCTTTTTTGGATACTCTTGCCAAAATATATCAAAATCGGATGATATATCTATATGGTTATTAGTTATTGGTTCTTGGTTATTAGTTATTAGTTGGTTGAACATCCGTTGAACGCCCGTTGAACGCCCGTTGGAATTCGCCCGTTTCTCGGCACTCTTACGACCTGCCGCCGCCGCAGAATCTATCCGTTCGTGATAGAATTTAATCTCATTATCACACCTTCTTTGAATAAAACCAGCTTCAGTTTCCACAAAGAAATCTTTAAGCACATTTTTAATAGCATCCTTTTCATCTTGTGTCCTCGCAGTAAGTAATCGGAATATTTTGTCTATATCTAATGGAAGTGGTTCTTCATTAAGATAATATTGATCTAATAGTTGATGGTAACAACCATGTTCGAGCAGAGTTAAATGGCCTGTGTCCGCCCTATAGTCTGATATATTGTGCTGATAGTAATGCAATTAGTTTCCCTTCTTTTATCTTGTCTTTTTTATTATTAAACGAATTCTATGATTCGTGCAAGTATTTTTGTATTATTTTTTGCCCTTCCTCAAATCCATAGGCCACTTCCGCACCATAACCCATTGATTCTGCTAAATTTAAGAAGTCTATTTGATTTTGTTGTAATTTTGCACTTTTATCCTTTTTCATTTCTATAAATAGGCCATGAAGGCCATTTGCGGGTATCATAAGAAACAAATCGGATACCCCTGCCGTTACCCCTTCAGCTTTTAATTTTAAGGCCGTTCCGATATGCCTAGCGCCCCCATTTGGGATAGCCCATAGACATTTGGCCATTAATGGGTATTGAAGCCGAAACCATTTAATTAGCAAAGTCTGTGCCAGGTGTTCGTTATTTTTCATAAATATATTTAAAAAAGCTTGAAATAATTATTGATAGGTATATATTAACACCTAGCAACATATTATTAACGAAACTTAAAGGAAACAATATGAAACTATTAACCGCACTATTAATCGCACTACCAATCGCTTCATTCGCAGGCGAATCGCCCAAGCTTCGATACAATTGGGTTGAGAATAAATATAACTACGCGCCCGCATCAGCCAAGCTTAAATATAATTGGACTGCCGACAAATATGAATTTGTTGCACCTAATTCAAAACTAAAGCATAATTCGCAAAGTGGTAATTACGAGTATGTTCAAACACAAATTGATCCTTACAAATCTGAAATAGGGGAATAATATGACATCACAAAATAAGAAACTAATTGTTTATACAATTGCTATCTATGCATATTTTGGTTTATGGTTATATGTGCTTTACCCTTTACTAGACAATTTCTTAAAAGGGGTGTAATATGACGAAAAATCAACAAGTTACGGGGGCAAGTATGTCTGACCAGCAACGAGAGATGCAACACAAGATTCATATTCAAACTATGATGAATCCTGATCCTGATTTTTTGGATTTAGAACCTCATATATCTTTGCAAGAACTAATCGAATATCATATTACTTTTAATGCTGAAGTCTTTTCTGATTTTTACGATGAGATTGAAGTTCAAAATCAAGTAAAGAATATTCTTTATGATCGTGAAGATGATAAGCTAGGTCGCATTAAAGATGTTTATGATGCGGAAATTAAAAGAATTGCAAAGTTTATAGCTGAAAATTATGAAAGAGATAGCTTTGCTAAATGGGCTTATAACGATACAATATCGCATGTAATTTAACGAAACTTTTTAGGACAAGATAAGATGAAAACTTCCGATAGCATTAAACAGATTGCTGAAGCTTTAGTGTCGGCGCAAAAAGAAATTAAATTTGCCGTTAAAGATTCAAACAATCCTCATTACAAATCTAAATACGCTAACATCAATTCAGTTATTGATGCGGTTAAAGCGCCATTAAACAACAATAATATTGCAATACTTCAATCGTTAAGTCCATCCGATGACGGCAAACTTCATCTAACTACTCGTTTAATCCATAGTTCGGGGGAATGGATTGAAGATACTGCCGTCTGCCCTTTACAAAAGCAAGATTGTCAGGGGCTAGGGAGTGCCGTCAGTTATATTCGCAGATATAGCTTATCCGCATTTTTAAGCCTTTATTCTGATACGGATGATGATGGCCAATCAGCCGCGCTCAATGCCGCAGATTATCTTCAAAGAATTAATCATTCCGAAACTTTAGAAGAACTCCAGGCTAATTATAATTTTGTAATGGGTGAAGTTAAGAATGATCGCACTTTATCTAAAATGGTAATTGAAGCTAAAGATAAAAAAAAGGCGGAGCTATGATGGAAGGATCAAAAAACAGTAATTTTTACGGAGTGACGCTACCCTATTCCGCGCAAGAATTAATGGCTATAGAAGCCCGCAAAACAAGAATAGAAGCTATTAAAAGAGAGCTGGGCGATAAATACTTATTAGCCCCTTTATATGGCAGAATTCAAAGCTCTAAACTATGAATGGCACTTATTCTTATAAACAAAGAAATAATGTCATTAATATAGCGGAAGTATTATTTGAATCATATTGCCAATCTAAAGGATATTTTTATAGAAGATTAGGCTTTGATGAGAAGAATGATCCGATTCCTAACTTTTATGACCTTAATACTTTTATTAGAAATATGCCTGATTTTTATATTAACAATAATGGTAAGGCTGGGTTAATAATGGTTAAGGGAACTGCCAATATTAAAGCTTCAGAAATTAAAATGCTTCCAATGTTTATGGAATGGTATAGCTCTGAAAGATGTCCTTTGCTTTATGCTTTTTGTTTCAAGGATCAAAAGCCTTTGCTTTTACATCCCGATAAAGTAATAGGTCTTTATGAAAAAACAACCGATCAACAATGGCACGATGGCGTAACTTATAGGAATTTAAATTTAAATGGATAGAATAATAAGAGGTATAGAGCAAGGCAGTCCCGAATGGATGTCTTTAAGAATAGGCAAGATTGGTGGCAGTCGTATTTCAGATTTGCTTACTGAAGGTCGAGGTGGCGCTGAATCTTTAACTAAAAGAAAGTATAAGAATGAGCTTATTAGGGAAAGATTGACAGGTAAGAAATTAGAAACTTATAAAACACCTGCAATGCAACGAGGAATAGATTTAGAGCCAATGGCTAGAGCATGGTATGAAGTTAAATATAATACCTTTGTGGATCAAGTGGCCATTGTTTTACACCCTACTATTGACGGCGGCCAATGTAGCCCTGACGGAATAGTAGAAGCTACTAATTCATTAATTGAAATTAAGATACCCAATCCTGAAAATCATTTGGATAACATCCTAACAGGCGGTAAACAATTAGAACAGTATTATGACCAGGTGCAATGGCAATTGGCTTGCATGCCTGAAAAAGAATTTTGCGACCTTTTATCTTATGATCCTGATATGCCTGATCATTTGCAAGGATTCGTAAAGCGTATTTATCGAGATGATGAGTATATCCAAACCATGCAAAATGCGGTGATCGCCTTTTTGTCTGAAATAGAAACTATTGTTAATAACTTAAAGGAAATTAAAAATGGCAATAACCCATGATCTAATCGCTAAAACAGGCGAGTATGTAAACAAAGAAGGCGAAACAAAAGCTC